CTGAATACATTCGAGCAGAAGCTAATCCAGATCCCGCCAGCGATCAGGCCGGAAAAGTCATCCGAAGTCATCGTCATCGCCCCGCAATGGACGCCGCTCATGTTCATTGCACGAGCCGAGATGTACGGCGATGCATGCTATGCGGGCGCGATCAACACCGCCCGCGCCACCGCGATCCGCGATTCGATCTTCGTCGAAGAACGCCGGATTCACCCGCTCGCCTTCGATGACCTCTGCGCCACATGCAGGGAGCAGAGGGATTACGGATGGGTGCCGATCGGTACGCTCGATCCCATCGGTGACAGCGAATGTCTCAATAACTGTCACTGTTCATTTCTCTTCAGAGACGCAGACGGGAACGACTATAACGCTGGTCGCGGCCCGCTCTCACTTCCCGCTTTCGGCGAAACCTGATTCGCCCACTTCCCCTCATCGCATCCCGGAGTCCCCATGCGCCGAACGCCCACGTTCGATTCGCTCGAATCGCGCAAGCTTCTCACTCTGCCCCCCGTCTGGGATCCCGTCACCGGCTACTGGGGGAATCCCCCGGCGACCGCGCCGACTACTCCCGCCGACATCGGCGCGCTCACCGGCGCTTACACCGTGCCCCTCTGGAATCCACCCCCGTTGGCTGTGTCCTACCCGTTCATGCCCGCGCCCTACGACATCCTTCATAACCACCAAGATATTAACACATCTCCTTGACGACAGGTGAAGCATGGGGCTCGACTGGCTCGGCGACAAGTTCAATCGCTTTATTGATAAAGAGATCGAGAAGCGTGCGCATGCTGCCGGTCGGGCGATGGTCGCGGTCAGCAAGGCACTGGTGCCAGTAGATACAGGCTTCTTGAAGGAGCATATCACCTACACCTATATGCCGTCCAAGCGACTCCTCACGCTCCACGCCGATAGCCATTACGCCCTGTATGTCGAGCACGGCACGTACAAGATGGCACCCAGGCCGTACCTGCGACCGGCTCTGGCTGTCGCGGGTCCGTCGTTCCTCTCCGGTGTCGCCACCCAGGTCCAGGCCGGATCGAGCCTCCCGACCGATTACGTCCCGAGAACGATCAAGCCGAACATCCGTCCGCACATCGCCGCAGCGAACAAGAAGTACAACAAGGGCATCGTGAAGCGGACCACGGCGACATCGATCCACATGGACCGGAACAACGAGCCGATCAGGCGATTCGGACGCATCGTCCGCTCTCAGACACCCTCTCTGCACACGCGCCGCAAGGCATGGTGATTACTCGATCTCTTTAAATGTGCGTCCAACCCTGATCGACCAGATAAGCGCGGAGTGGACACCATAAAGACATGCGATTTCGGTGTCGCTTAAACCGTCTCGTTGCAGTGCCTTGATTTTGACGACCTGATCATCGGTAAACCGAGACCTTGATCTTAGTCTTCTCTTTTCGATTTGAGACCTGGTGGTTTTTATAGAGTCTCCGATAAATAAATGCTTGATATCGTCTGGGATTTCAACGTTCGTCCAAGACTTCCGGTGTACTACCCGACCAATCGTATTGCCGCTTACGCCATACTGTCTGCCAATCGATAAGAAGGACTCTCCTGAAACAGATCTTCTTAGGATGGGGACAATATCGTCAAGACTAAGCTTTCGCAACCCTGAATTGCATTTGGGTGAGCAACACCGCTGCTTGAAATACTTCTCGATCTTGAATGGTTTGCCGCAGGATTCGCACGATCTTTCCTCTACGTCTAACCCATCCCTGCGCCTCGCCTTCATCACGCATGACCGCGAGCAGAACCTTCTTTTAAGTACATCCCATCCGGTCTGGAAGACGCCCCCGCAAAAATCGCACGTTACGCAGACCGGCTCTGCCGGATCATAAAACTTTGCGTTTAGTCGGCCATTTAGTAGTAACCCTTGCTTGTTGGTCTTGTCGATCCAAACCTGCTCCCTTGCTATGAGAGTCTCTGGATCCGACAAGCAAGTCTCAATAACACGATAGTCGAAATACTGAGCGCCATCCTTGTTCCAGAGATTCTGCAATCGGGGAGTGTGGTGCTTTCCCATGTTCAGCAACGCCTTGTGCTGACTCCATCGAGCTTTCATATTTCGACTGCTTCCGATGTACCGTAAGCCTGTTGGTGTGTGAACTATCTCGTAAATACCTGGGTGTAATTTCGGTGACTCCATAAGATCGATTGTACCTGGATCACAATATCTGTCCAGACCAGTTTCCAGATTTGGAACCACCTTTTATGGCCAACTTCTCTTGCCCGCCGATCATCATCTCTCCCGTCGATCCCGATTGTGGCATGTCGAAGGAAGAGTGCCAGGAACTTAGGAAGCGAATCAAGAATGCTGACGACGGAGACGTGATCGTTATTCCGTTTGCTGTCGAGCTACATGTGTTCGTGGATGGCTACTGGATCCCATCCGATCAACTCTCAAGCTTCCAAGCTCCATCCGGAGAAGATCACAAACGTGAGCCCGGCGAATCGTACTACGATCCGCAGTCTCAGTGATAGATAAATAGGAACGATCATGGATACAGTTCTACGCGCATTCAGCGCGACCGTCGATGACGTGAATACTACCGAGCGGTCGATGGTCGCGAAGATCAACAGTGCGCGGCTGGACAGGTATCGCACCGTCATCGACCCGCGCGGCGGCGACTTCCGTAACTACGCGAAGACTCCCGTGGTGCTCTGGTGCCACGGCAAGGACGTCAAGAATCGCGGGGACCTTCCGGTCGGGCGTAACCTCTGGATCCGCGCCGACAAGGGGAGCGAGCCCAAGGTCATCGCCAAGACGCGATTCCACAACGACGACTTCTCTCAGTTGCTCTACGAAGCGTATCGCGACGGGGATATCACCGGCTGGTCTATCAGCATGCTGCCGATCGACTTCGGCCCGCCGTCCGAACGCGAGTTGCGCGACCGTCCCGAGTTGACCGATTGCGAGGTCGTGTATCGGACGTGGGAGATGGCGGAATACTCCTGCGTCCCCTGCCCCGGCAATCCGGACTGCATCACGATCGACGAAGCACGGTCGCTGGGGAAACTCGTCTCGCGCGGACTGGCGATTCCGGACGACTACATGCAGGCCGTCGAACGCGTCAAGGGCGACGAAGAGAAGGCGAAGAAGCCTGATGAGGAAGCCTGCGAGGACAAGGACAAGGAAGACGAAGAGGAAGAGACGGAGGATCGCAAGGCTTGCAATAAGGAGAAGGCTCCCGAGTCCAAGCGAGACGTCGAACCCGTCGAGACTCGCGACGTCCCCGAGAGCGTGCAGGAGATCGTCGAGGAGATGACGGAGGAGTTGAGAGAGAGCATCATCGAACTCCCTCCCCTCGTAGGCCGCACGTTCCAGCAGGTATTCGACTCGCTTCGCGGCGAGGAGATCGAATACCGCAGGATGATTCTCGCCAAGATGCAAGAGCACATCGATTGGTATCAGGGCAAGGTCTGATCCCGCCGTCTAGATTCATATCCAGAGGAATAAATGGAAGCCATTCGTACTCACAAGGGTCGGCCGGTCGTGCGCGACTGGAAGCAGTTCGCGCAGGCGGCAACCGGCCAGCTATTGCCAGTCAAAACAGATACCCCCGAGTACGAACGCGCCTGGAATACCTACTCTGGCGGTGCGTCGGGCGGCTACCTGCTCGATATGGAGTTGATGCAGACGGTCTGGGACAAGGCGCGAAGCCTGGACGGTCCCCTGAGCCGCTGCGAGGTCTTCAGGACCAGCAAGCACGAGTTGTGGCTCCCCGGCTTCAACGAGTCGAGCCGGGTCACTGGCTCCCGATGGGGCGGCATCCGCGCCTTCTTCAAGGGGCAAAAAGACAACGCGACGATGACTCAATCCCAGCCCGCCATCGACAAGATCTCGTTCCAGCTTCAGGACGTCTACGTGTACAGCGGGCCATTCTCTCGCGACCTGTTCGACGACGCGCCGCTCGTCCAGGACATGATGACGTATGCATCGCATCAGGAAATTCGATATGCGATCACGGATGCGATGATCAACGGCAAGGGCGATGCGTCACCGCTCGGCATCATCAACGCCCCGGCTTCGATCCAGGTCACGCGGAACACCGGCAGCGCGATCAAGTATCAGGACATCGACACGATGTGGTCCCGACTCTGGGGACCTTGTAAGCAGAATGCCGTCTGGCACTGCACTGACAGCGTGGTCGACGAACTCGATGTCGTCTTCTCCGGTACGTCCAACTGGCCGGAAACCCTGTACACGCCCGTGGGAAAGGCGAACAACGCGGTCCCGTTGATCAAGGGTCGCCCGGTGATCGTCGTCGAGCAGACCTCCGCGATCGGCGTCAAGGGCGACCTCGTGTTGGCAGACTGGAGTCAGTACGGGCTCTGCATCCGTGTCCCGGTCGCCCCGAGCGACGCGCCGACGATGGAAGTCGCATACGGCAATCCTGGGATGCTCGTCGAGAACACGTTCAGCGACCAGAAGTATTTCGACACCGATTCGGTCGTATTCAGATACAAGGCGAGGCTAGACGGCAAGCCCATGTGGAATCAAGCCGTAACGCTCGCCGATGGTTCGGGCCAGGTCAACGGTCCCTTCGTGATCCTGAATTAGCCCACCCCTCCCGCACACGCACGTCTCGTTTCCACGTCCGTGAATGGTTTGACTCATCAGGTTGACCGGGCGACCAGCCTTCGAGGTTCGGCGCGGATGGTTAACTGGAGATAGAGCATTCCAGTAGACAGTTTTTCACATCCAAGTCCCTCCATCTACTGGAGTGAGGTTCAATGTTTATCGAAATCCTCGATCCTGCCGGTTACGGCGGGTATCAGCATCGGCAGATCGTCGATGTCGAAGAGGCTGTGGCGCGAGCCTACATCTCTGTCGGCAAGGCGAAAGAGAGCACCGAAGTGGAGAAGACCCTCCGCGCCGCGATGGAAGCGGAGAGGAAGACCACGGTCGATCAGATCTCGACCCTGTTCAAGCAGTTCGAGGAGCGGCAGGTTTCTGCTACTCCCCCGAGCGGACCCCCGTCTCGCGGCATGAAGTTCGAGGGCGGCGAGGTCGTCAACCCCGACAAGGGCGTCGATGTCGGCGATGGTTCGCAGGTTCGCGGAACCGAAGCCGCTGCGGATCGCGGAACCAAGTGTTTCGGCGAGATCCTGAACCTGCTCATGCGTCAGCGCATTAGCGACGACGGCAGCGAGCGGGCCTGGGCTACCGACCGACTTGAGAAGTCCTACGGTCTTGAGAGGCGCAAGTTCGACCCCGAGAACGTCGTTTCTCGCGCAGGCACGGAATCGCTCTCCGGTGGCACTTCCTACGGCTACCTGCTCAAGCCTCAGTTCTACGGGTCTCTGTTTGAGATCGCGCAGGAAGATTCGGTCATCTATCCCTATGCGTTCAAGGTTCCAATCGGGAATAGCCTTGAACTCCGCTGGCCGACTCTCGACCAGTATTTCACCCCCACGGCTGGCCAGTCTGCCTCCTACGGTGGCGTGACCGTCTATCGTAAGGGTGAGAGTTCCCAGCGTCCTAGCTCTGACGGCAGGTTGCGTGAGCAGACCTACAAGGTCACCGACCTTGTTGGCTACACGCCTCTGTCTCGCGACCTGATCGCGGATAACTATATCGCCGCCGATGCGATCGTCCAGCGACTCTTCGCCCGTGCGATCGAGTGGAAGAAGGACGAAGAGTGCTTCCGTGGCAACGGCGTCGGCAAGCCGCTCGGGATCCTCAACGCCCCCGCGCTGATCTCCGTCACCCGCGTTGCGGCGTCCCGCATCAAGTATGACGACCTGATCGCCATGATGGCGCAGTTCCACCACAGTTGCCTCGGCAACGCCATGTGGGTCGCTCACCAGAGCACTTACACGGATCTTGGGTCGATCAAGGATAATACTGGTGCTTATGTCTTCCAGCCCAACGCGATGATCAATCAGGCCATGATGCTCGCGATCATGGCGAAGACGACCACCGTTCCCGACCTGAAGTTCAAGGCGATGGGCACGCTGCTCGGCTTCCCGATCCGGTTCACGGAAAAGGTTCCGGCTCTCGGCACCACCGGCTGTCTCACGCTGATCGATCCCACTCAATACGGCGTTGCCGATCGGCAGGGTCTTGAGGTCGGCATCAGCGAACACTTCCTGTTCGACACCGATCAGGTTGCGTTCCGGTTCAAGATCCGCAACGACGCACAGCCGCTCTGGCTCGCCCCCTACAAGTCTGCGGACGCAAGCAACACCAGCTATTCCCCGTTCATCCAGTTGACCCAGTAATCTCGGAGTTTAATACCCATGTTTTCTTCGCTTAAATTCCGGGATGTCTTCACTGAAGTGAACGCCGGAATTCTGCCCATGAGCTACGCTGCCGGTTCTTCGGTTGGCTCTGCCATCTCGATGGTCGGCATGCGGAAGGCTGTGTTCCATATCTACGCGGGCTCGGGCGGTGCTGGCTCTGCCCAGCTTCTCCTGTACGCCGCGTCCGTCTCTGGCGGAACCGGATCTGCCGCCCTGAACGGCTCCACGTCCCTGCTCACTTCTGCCCTGGTCGGCTCGCTGGCTAGTGCTTCCGGTGGCGTTGCCGTGGTCGAAGTTCGCGGCGAGTTCCTGGAGAATAACAGCGTTGGTCCGTGGATCTTCCCGGTCCTCTCCGTCTCTGGCGGGACCATCTATGCGTTCGTCTGTGCTCACGGCTTCTTGCGAGCATACGAACCGGGCTCGTCTTACGACACTTCGGGGTATGTGAAATCCGAGACGTTGCTCCTGTGATCACGTGTTGACGTTGCAACCTCGATGTGCTAGACTGCCATCTAGACTCTTACTGGAGAACCTAGATGGCAGTCCTACCCCTGTATCATATCAAGCCGCATGTCAAAGCTCCCAGGTGGGCTAAGTTTCCAGATGATTTTTATATCATACAACATTGCCTGATTGACGATCATATCTTAGTTCACCCAACCGTTTCTTCGTATCGCTGGTCTTATAATAAACCAAACAAGAAAAACAAGTGTGGAAGAGCGAGACGGTTCGAAGGCGTGTCTCCTCGAAGGGGCATATTCCTTCATAGAGTCGTTTGGGAAATTGAGCATGGGCCAATTCCAGATAGAATGACGGTAGATCATAAGAATCTGAATTCTTTGGATAATCGTCTAGAAAACCTGAGACTCGCTACTCAGACAGAACAAAACAGGAATCAATCAAAGCAGGATAATTGTTCGACGCCATACAAGGGATCCGTATATCACCCATACGGATCCAGTAAAGCCAAGAAATACCACGGAGTAATTAACCCTCCTGGTTATGCGATGTGCTGTATAGGATATTACCATACTCCAGAACAAGCTGCTTTCGCATACAATGTCGCTGCAACTCTTTGCTTTAAAGAATTCGCTAACCTGAATATCCTCCCTGAAGATTCCGTCTCCGATCAGGATAAAGAAAAGATCCGTCTCTCTGTAACCCAAAAGCTCAGCGATCGCGGACTCATCTCATCGTCAGAGCTTGTTTCATGTCTCTCAATCTAAGACTCTATGACTCCCAAGCTGACCGTCGCAGTTCCGCATTTGGACCGAACCGAGCTTCTCAAGACAATGATTGATTGTCTTGTCGATCAATCGGTTCCTTGTAAGATCCTGGTCGCAGATCAAGGACACACGCCGGAAACCGCAGAGTTGATGGCGCAGTATTCAGACAACCCGCTTGTGATGCACTGCCTGACAGATGCCACATGTCTGCATGAGAATTGGCTCGCTGGCGCTAAATTGGCGATGGCTGATGGTTGCAAGTATTTCGCGTGGGCACAGGACGATGATCTTGTGCATCACCGCTACTCGGAACGAATCAACCTCGGACTCGACACCTATCATGACGCTCTGACGTGGACTGCTCGCCTTGCTTGTGCTCAGGATCCCGAATTGGCTATCTGGTATTCGGGCGTCGGCCCTTTGGTGCCGATGAACTTGATGAAGAATGCGGCGAGATGCCTCCAGGGGATTATCATGCTCCCCTATGGCTATCTTACCTCGTGGGCTCTGTCTCCTGCGGTGGCGTTCCGCGCCGGGACTGATCTGCTCGAAGCACTCGAAGCGATCCCCGCCGATTGCGATCTGTATACGGAACGGACGATCCTTGCCGAGATGGGGACTCGCGGTCCCGTCGTCTGCGATCCTTGCGTGCTCGGATATTGGATCCATCACAATCGCAACGAATCCTATCGCCAGAACGCGAGCACTCAGCCGGAACAGACGAAGACGTTCTACGCCTGGATGGACTCGTTGATGGATAGGACGGATGGCTGGGAAAAGATGCTGCTCGACTGGGCGCATAGCATGCCCAACACGCATCTAAATTCCTACATTAATTTACTTGAGATTCAGGATTCGAGATACGCTTGCGGCATCGCCGAAATCCTTCGTGCGGGACTGAAAGAAGAAGTGTCCTACGAAGAGATCCGACGACGCCGCGCGGTGGACCCGACGATCAGCACGCCGCTTACGATCTGAGTTCTGGGCATCGCTCCAAGAGTTGCTCGGTCAATTCTTCCCTGGTATCGAGCAATGCGTTGATCCAGGAGTAGCGGTCGCGGTAGTGGTCTTTGAGAAGGCGCATGTCCTTAACATAGTTCATTGCGTTTTCCCTGAACGCTTCCCGCTGTTCACTGCTTTCGATTAAGAGTCTTAGCGAGTTACCGAATGTCTCTGGCGAATGATATGTCGCCGCAACCCAGCCCCTTATTCCTGACTTGATAGCGTGTTGGCTGGTATCGCTGTAAAGGCAATCGCCAGCGAGAGCGACAACCCCATTCGCCGCACACTCCAGAAGCTTGATGTCGCTCTTGTGCTTTGAGAACTCGTTGTCGAGCATCGGCAGGATCGCGATGTCGCATTCCCGCATGATCTCTAAATACTTCTCGTAGTGCTGGAATGACCAGAACGTCTTATTCTGCGTCTTGACCTCGTGATAGAACTCGCGGTCATAGATCACGTAGACTTCGACTTTCGGATTCTTCGCAAGGATCTCATTCAGCGGATCGATGATCTCCTTCCAATCTTCCGTCCGCTTCTGCCAGGCGCAGAACAACCTGACGGGTCCGGTCTTCTCCTTCTTCGCTGGCGGGATGCACGCGAGTTGGTTGTAGAACACGCCGACATTCGGATTCCACTTCAGTAGCGTGTCCGCCATGACTTGCGTCGAAGTGCTGATCGCGTGGACTCCACGGATCGGAAGGTAATCCGTCTTGGTGTTCTCCTCGAAGTAACCTGGATAGTCATCCCATTCGCCGATCACCAGAACACCGGATTTGATCCACTTCTTGACCTGTTCGGCGTTAAACTTCTCCCTCTGGACGATCGCGACGGGTTCCTCGTGATCCCTGACATTCATCTCCTTGTCGGAGTACCGGACTCCGGGGATCGTGGCAAGGAACTTTCCGGGTTCGGTGAGTCGCGGTCTGCCGCAGCAGTGATTCGACGCAAACGAACGGATCGCGATCTGACGCTTCGGCGCGTCGCCCTTGGTCCCCTTGATTAGCCACTGGAACGCCCGCGTATCCCGCTTGAAATCCTCCCTGTCGAGCCCGTACTTCTCGATGAACGGCTCCATCGCCTTCATGAATTTCGCGTGGTGCGCGTCCGAATCCGCCGTCCAGTTCCTCGGCTCGACGCTCGTCACGGTCAGTCCCGCCTCGTGGAACATGTGGCCTAGCGAGTGTCGCGTGAACCATCGGAGATGCGTCCTGTCGAGCAACCCTTCGTCCGCGTAGTGGAACGATCCGGCGAGCAGGTTCCCGACCAGCGTGAAGTTTTGCATGTTTGGGACGCACGCGATGACCTGACCTCCGGTCTTGAGCCAGTCGTTGGCTACGTGCTCAAGCACCTTCCACGGATTCTTCAGGTGTTCCAGGACGTCGCCGAAGATCACGCAATCGAGGTCGGGTTCAAGACAATTCAGATTGTATCCATACATGTTCTCGACATTCGCGTTTTCAATGCATGAGAACACCCCGGAAGCTTTCGCCTTCTGGTAAGCGGTGAAATCCAGTTCGACTCCGTGATACGTGCAGTCGGGATTCATCCTCTTGTAGAGCGCCGCCATCGCGCCGGACCCGCAACCGACCTCGCAGATCTTCCTGGCATCTGGCGGGATCGCCGCGAGCAAGTCTTCGTTCACGTTGTCGTAGTAGCCCATCTCGCCTCCGATTTGATAGTTGCGGATAAATCCAGACTCAATTCTAGCTACTTTTCCATTTCAGTCAACAGAGAAATCCCGCCAGCATGGCCACTCAATCGATCAGGAAAGACATCTGGACGTGGTTCAACGAACCCATCTCCTTCCGATCGGGCGACTATACCTACGCGGGCGTATTCGAAGACTCCGGGATGACCGGAGTTTCGCGATACAACCACTCAACGCAGGTGATCGAGATCGGCAATTGCCGGGGCACGGCATGCGGCCCCCTCACTGCCGACGATCACAACAACCCGGCTATCTTGAAGCTTGCATCCGGGAAGATCCTGGCGGCGCTCACCGAGCATCCCGGCGCGTGCTATGCGTGCATCACGACCGCGACTGACGGCTCGGTCCTCGGCGACTGGACCCAGACCCAACTCTTCGACGGCGCGACCTACTACAACGCATACGCGCACCTCTGCCAGACGACGGACGACCTCGGCACAATCTGGTGGTTTTTCAGGAACGGGAACACGTCCTCAGACGGACAGGTCGGCTACCGCGTCAATCAGAATGGCGGGGCCGGCGGCTCGTGGACGGCCAACGCATCCAACGTGTTTTTGATCAGCAACCAGACCGAGCCGAACAATCGCCCGTATTTCCGCATTGCCCAGACGGGGCGACGGATCGACATCCTGTATGGCAACGGGAATCCGAACGAACACTACACGACTTCTCTATATCACCTGTATGTCGAATTGAACACCGCCGGCACCTACTACGACGTCCGCAAGAGCGACGGGACGCTCGTCGATACGTTCGCGATCACCGGGGGCACCGGAATTGTCAACGGAAAGACGTTGCCGCTGGACGTGCCCGAGGGCACCAAGATCTATGACGGTGCGACCTCCCGCGCGTGGGTCTGGGATGCGAAATGGATCTCAGGCCAGTTGCACGGGCTGTTCGTTACTTTCACTACGTCGAGCGCGACCGATGACACGCATCGCTACCGGCGTTGCTCGCTCAGCGGCGGGACGTGGAGCGTCGAGACGATTTGCTACGCCGGGGACTCGACGGCTGGCGGGACGGTAGGCAGGATCCCGCAGTGGCTACCTCCGGACGGGGCTCCGGGGACCAACGCGGTCTATTCGCCCGGCATCTGCTTCGACATAGCCAACGCAGATCGCGTCTACACGGGCCAGAAGACCGGCTCGCTCGTCTCCGAGATCTGGCAGTGGGACCGAGTTTCCGCCAATAACTGGACGCGAACGCAGTCCATCACCGGCGCGGACGGGGTGATCAACGCACGCCCGTTCGCGATCCTCGGGAGTTCCTCGGACGTGACGTGGTTTCGGGCGACGTCCTATCCCAATTACGTGGGGTACACGACGACCAATCCCGGAATCCTGAACGCCCAGCCACTCGCGCGATCCACCAAGATATCGACTCCTACATATAACGCGACATCGAAATATCCCGGCTTGAAAGCCCTGTACTTCATCTATGAGGGGTCGGGCACGGCGGTCGCGGACATCACGGGGACGTACAACGGCACGTTCGTCGGGACGCCGACGTGGGGCAGCGATGCCTACGGGGCTAACCTGTCCGGGTTCACTACATCAAATTATGTGGTTGCTGACGCCCTCGCCGCGTCGGGATTCTTCGACTCGACGGCCTATCCCAAGTGGCTGCATGTGCTCTACAAGTCGCTGTCATCTGCGACGGCTCAATACATGGTCGGATTCGGCAACAGCGGCAGCAACAATCAGATGTTCGCCGTGAACGTCAATAGTTTAACGGACAATCAAGTCGCCGGGCTGTACAGAGACAACGCGACCGGAAGCAACCAGTTAGTCGGCACCAAGACGCGAGACACGGCGTACCACACGCTGACGATCGTGGCCGAGTCCGCAACCGTCACGCGTCTCTTCTCCGACGGCGCTTCGCTCCTGGTCGGCACCAACGCGATCGGGACGACGACCTTCAATAAATTCGCCATCGGCGTTCTATCTCGGACCTCAATCGGCACCCCGGCCACGGGCGTTACTCTCTCGATGGTCGCGGCGGGTTCCGGCTCCACCGCGAACCCGCTTCACCTGTACCTCGACTCGATCAGCGGTCAGTTTCAGCCAACGTGGGTTCCGTCGGCAAGCACATTCTCGCCGTGGCTCTACATGCCGGAAGAGGAACCTTACGGCTGACGGAATCGGACACTTCCTAATCGGTTATGCGTATTACAGTAGATATTATACAGGATGATTCTCGATGGCTAATGTCACGCTAAATGCCGGTTCGGGAGGGGCCACGGTGCGGACGGTGGATCACGCCGCCGTGTCGACGCAGATCGTCGCGCTGGATCTGAACCCCGCTGGTTCCGAGACGCTCATGTCGGGGACGATGCCGTGTACCCAATCGGGCACCTGGAACATCGGCACCGTCTCCACGCTCACGTCGGTGACCGACGTCGTTCACGTTGACGACAATTCCGGATCGCTCACGGTCGACAACGCGGGAACCTTCGCTGTCCAGGCTTCGCAGGCTGGCACCTGGAATATCGGCACCGTCACAACCGTCTCTGCCGTGACGGCAATCTCTAACGCTCTCCCTGCCGGGACTAACCTGCTCGGTGCCATGAGCGCGAGCAACGAGACCGCGACGGTATACAACGGCACCACGGCGTTGACACCGAAATTCGCCCCGATCTCGGCGAGTTCCAGCGGGGACAACTCGGTCGTCTCGGCTGTTGTCGGGAAGAAAATCCGCGTTTTGAGATGGAGTGTCAGCGGGTCGGGAACCGTGAATATTAAGTGGCGAAACGGGACCACAGATGTCACCGGGCTTTACTATCTGGTCGCGAATGCGACGGTGGGGGGCGCGTACTGCCCCGTTGGCCACTTCGAGACGAGCAGCAACGCCGCATTGCAGATCAACCTTAGCGGCGCGACCGCCGTTGGGGGAGTTTTGACTTATATTGAAGTTTAGAAAGATCTAGACAAATGGATGTTCCCGTTGAGAACATGGTCACGAGACGAGTCTGGGTTGAATCGGTCTTTGACGTTCCTGCGGTATCCCTGATACGCAGGGATGCCACCGGACCCCTCGTCTACTCGCCCGCCAACGGATGGCAGTCTTTGCCTTCCACTGGCAGGCCGACGCTCGATCAGGTGTTCCGGTGCGATAGGTACGCGTCTGGGAGTTGCTTCGGAAGGCTCTGGTACGCGGACATCCCGGCCTCCGCGATCTGGCCCGATGTCACCGCGATTAGCCTGCACTGGCTGAGCGGTAATTCCGTGAACGATTCGCTCGGCTCCCGGCCGATCGATCCCGGAGTCGGCGAGCTTCGAGTCGGATATTTGAGGTAGCCATGCTCATATTTCTGCCAAACCTCGACATGGGCGCGTCGAGTTCCGACGTTCCGCCCGTCGTGCAGACGTTCTATCCAGACCCCAATCAGGCGGTGTGGATCATCCTGGACGGCACCGACGATCCCCTGTAATCACCGAAGGATGACCAGTAATGAGTGCGTCCCGCTCGCCGATCCCGGTCACCAAGGGGATCACGATCGCCGCCAAAGTCCAGTTGAAGGACGGCAACGGCGACAACGCCGTTGATCAGTACGACGGCACGGAATCGATGACCGCGTTCGCGTGGCCGGGCGACGATCAGGCGCAGTCGTTTTCCCTGACGGCATCGTGGGTGGACGGGCCTCTCGGGCTCGTGAATCTCACCATTCCGGGGAGCAATACGGACGACTCGGATGACGGGATCTATCAGTGGTTGATCCAGCTTGCGGACGGAACCGCCGTGCTGGCGAGGGGCACGCTCAATCTCGCCGGATACCCCGGCGATGGGCTTCCTGGGCTTCCCGATACAACCTCCCTGTCCTACATCCAGCTTGCACTCTCCGGGACGGTGCTCAGCGAGGCGCAGGCCGACTACCTTCCCTACGCCGTCCACGCCGCCAGCGACTTGGTACGCCGATATTGCCGCAGGAATTTCAATCGCGCGACATGCACGCTCTATCAGGTCCCATCCCTGGACGGACAGGTCTTGCTCGATCAGTTCCCGGTGAACAGCATCACGCGAATATCGGTCTGCCTCGACACCGCGCTTGCGATCACGGCAAGCCCGAATGATTTCCAGGTCGCCTTCCTGTCGTTTACCAGCACGGGAGACTACGCCGATTCGAGCACTCCCCAGGTCTACACGGGGATCCAGCTAACGTCGGTGGCGAGCGGCGTCCAGACGGTCACGCCGATCCTGTTTGCGGACAACCTGACGATCCAGGATCTCGCGAATTCGATCAACGCGGTAAGCGGCTGGACCGCGACTCTCGGGCTCCCCGGATACGGGAGTTGGCCGACGAGCGAGATCTACTGCCAGGACGGCGGCGGCGGCGCACTGACCGGGCAGGGCATCAACCTACAGGTCTTCTCGCAGGACATCTTCGGTCGCGTCGATCATAGGACCGGGATGCTGAATCTTGGCTCGAATTACAACTCGGTCGGGCTCGGGCCGACGTGGGGTCCTGATTGGGTGGCGTTCGATTACCCGTCGCTCTCGCCCATGAACATCAACGTCGCTCGGGTCATCTACGACGCCGGATTCGATGTCGTCCCGCCGATGATCCAGCAGGCCACGGCGCAGGTCTCCAAGGTCATGCTCCAGCTTTTCGCGAACGACTATCTGCTCAAGTCCGAGTCGATCGGCGCTTACAAGTACGAACTCCGGGACGTCTGGCAACTCCTGCCGACTCAGGTCCAGCAAGCCCTCAACATGTATCAGGCGCATAACGCATAATCATGAGACGCCCATCCGCGCGATGCCAGCCACACGTCGTCACCCTCACGTACAACACCTGGGACACGGACCAGGACGGCGGTCGCAGGGTCGACACGTCCTCGACCCGGAGCAACGTCCCGTGCTTCGTCCAGCCGGGCGAGGGTCGGACGATCCTGGAGACGAGCGATGCGGACGGACTGCGCAGGGTGACGGAGTTCACGCCGGGCAAGGTCTTCTTCGTCGACAACGTCTCGCTGAAGATCAACGATTTCGTCACATGGATCGATACCACCGGTGATACGCACAACTATATTGTCTTGGGCTATAATCCACCCTGCTCAACTTCAATTTTGTATGTGGCTTCGGTGGAAGAACGCCTATGATCTTTGTTTGAAAGAACTCGATCGATCGGCATTTTATCGAATAAGCGACCCCTCAGTGTCGCCTCCTTGATCCCCAATTCTTTCGCCCACGACCTTACGCTTTGCGTTCTGCCGTCATAAGTAATAGTCCGGTCGATTCTTTGTAGAGGCGCGGTTAACGCCGCCTCGACATCCCATCCAATGGAAATCCTATATTTTATCCTCGAAACTGGGACGCCCAATTCGCGAGCCCATTGAGTCGCGGTCTTAGTGATGCCCTTCCATGTGATTAGCACACTTCTTTGCGTGTTGTTGTATTGCTCCTCGTCGGTTTGCCATTCGCAATTCCCTGGTTCATAGTCGCCATTATTGTCTAATCTCCCAAGAGAGTGGTCATCGCTAGGCACTGGACCAAGATCTTCAAGGAAGTCGTCAAACGAATCGGCCCATCTGCCGCAAACTTTGATTCCTCGACCTCCGTATGCGTGATAAAAGTTGGCGTTCGGATTACTGCATCTTTGCTTCATGTTCTCCCAAGCCTGATATTCCTTCCGATGGATTGCGGGCAACCCGTCATAAAACTCTCCAAGCCTGTTAATCGCCCTCTCTTCTTTAATGCAACCACATGACCGAGATTTGTTTCCCTTGAGATTTCTTCCGTTGACAATTCGCTTAGTCCCGCACTTGCAAACACAATTCCATAACGCGGTTTTTGTGGAATCCCATCCAGAGAACCCCAGCACTTTCCACCTATTGAATTCTCGACCAGTCAGGTCGTCGCCTCTAAATCCCATTTAACACTCCTGGATAAGCACGCGACTTCTACGGTAAGAGTCTAGACCATTATACAGTCATCCGTCTAGCCATTCAATATCCACTTATCTAGGATTCTACGTAAGTGCCGCTGAGCTATTCCGAGAATTTCGACGGCGTGACGGCTCCCGCGATCCCCGCTGGTTGGAACACCGATGCGGTCTGGGTCACGAACGGTACGCAATTCCACTCGTCCCCAAACTCGCTGCGGTCGAACGACAACACGAACGTGTTCAAGTGGGCGACATACGGGACCGCAGACTCCCTCAACGGCGCGTCCCTGAATCTCTCCTGCTATGTCTACTTCCCCACCAGCGCGACCACGAGCCAGTTCCAGTATGGGATCACGTATCGTTGCAACGCCGCGACGATGAACAACACGTCGACTCGTTGTTACGCATTCAGGGTGAGAGACAATCCCGGAAACGGGACGGGGTTCACCGCGCTCGTCTCCATCTCCAACGGGACCGCAACCACCATCCTGGAGCACGCGAACTCTGACGGTTCCTTCGCCGGTATGGGCTGGCTGTGGATGAACGCCATCGTCACATCCACAAGCCACACGCTCTACATCCAGAGGGTTTCCGATAGCTTCTGGCTCAACAGCAGCGGGAACTTCCTGGGCGCGTTCGCGGCGGCGATTAGCACCACCGACAGCACGTACACGACCGGGGATTATTTCGGGGTCGTCTCTCTCTCTCCGTTCTCGGGCGGCGGGCAGAGCATCTACTACGACGATTTTTCCATCAACACTCCATATACAACCGGATCACTCCTGCGCGTGCCGATGGACGGCTTGAATCGATATGCCGATCTTCATGGCGGGATGTTTGGATAACACATGGCGAAACTTAATTTCAAGGCTGGGACCACCTCCAAGAGCGTCCTGATCTTCGTCCAGGATAGCTCGGCGACAACCGGCGTGGGCCTATCCGGTCTCGTCTTCAACACGTCCAGTCTCGTGGCGTATTACTGCCAGCCTGGAGTGACGGGTTCGACGGCGATTACGCTCGCAACCCTGGCGTCCACGACCGCAGCGTATTCTTCCGGCGGTTTCAAGGAAATCGACGCCACGAACATGAAGGGCGTCTATCGATTTGACATTCCGAATGCCGCACTCACTGGCGCGACATCCGTCGTGATCATGCTGAGCGGGGCGGCTAACATGGCACCCGTAGTTCTGGAAATTCAGCTAGATGCGGTAGACAACCAAGACGCCGTTCATTTCGGGTTGAGCGGCATTCCGAATAATGCCGCCGGCGCTTCCGGTGGTTTACTGATCAGTGGTTCAAACTCTGGCACCACGACTCTCGGCGCGTTGACCGTCTCTGGTGCAACGACTCTGACCGGCAACGTCTCGATGGCGGCTGGATGCAACATCACCCAGAGCAGTTCCAACACGTCTGCCCTCGTCATCACCGGGAATGGCACCGGACACGGGATCGCGGTTACGAGCGGTTCTGGCGCGACTGGAGACGGCATTAGAGCCACGGCGGCGTCCACAAACGGGAACGGCATCAACAGTCTCGGTGCCGGAACCGGCGATGGCTTCATGGGCCTGGGTGGCGCGACCGGACGGGGCATGCATCTCGTCGGCGGTTCGTCCAGTGGTGCCGGATTCAGGTGCGAAGGCACGGCGGGCAACGCGAACGCTCTTGAGCTTGCTGGGCAGGGTAGCGCGGCTGGCCTGTCGACCACTGGTGGTGGTACTGGAGCAGGTGTCGCGATCGTCGGCGGCGGAACGTCCGGTGCTGGGCTTACCGTCACGACCACGAGCGGAGACGGACTGTCGATCACGCCTACAGCCGGGAACGGTATCACCGTCACGGCGAACGGGGCGAGCAAACATGGTGCGGTGATCACTGGCGGGACGAGCGGCACGTCTGATGGCATCAAGGCTGTCGCGGGCACTGGCGGCGTCCCGATTCGCGGCGACATCACCGGATCCCTCTCTGGTTCGGTCGGCTCGGTCGCTGGCAGCGTTGGCGGCAACGTTAGCGGCTCCGTCAACTCGGTCGCAACCGGATTGCCTACGAACTTCTCGGCGCTCTCCATCGACGCGAGCGGGAACGTCAAGATTCAGGGGCAAGTCAAGAAGAACACCGCCCTGGCGGCGTTCCCATTCAAGATGGTGCTCACGAGCGACCACTTGACCGGCGCTACGGGGAAGACGGTCAGTTGCCAGCGGGGTATCGACGGTGCCGCGCTTGCTAACTGCAACACGGTGACTGCCACCGAAACCGCCAACGGATGGTACAAGCTCGATCTCGCTGCGAGCGACCTGAACGGTAACACGATCTTGTTCCGTGCCACCGCAGCATCCTGCGATCCCACCGAAATTACGATCGTCACACAGCCGTGATCATACGAACATCTCGCCCGACAACCCAGACGTTCAGCGATCCCCTCGCGTGGATTTACAATCCGGCGTTGGTGACGGCGACACTCGCAGTGTCCCCGTCGTCGCTCGACACGAACACGGCGATCACGGTGACGTGGACGGGCTCGGGCACGTCCTGGCTTTCCAGCGCACCCACCTTCAGCGCTTCCGGCGTATCCGGCGTCTCGTCCGGTGCGGTCTCCGTGATCTCCGACACGTCCGCGACTTCCACGGTGACGACCGGCGCGAACATCGGGACGGTGACCTGGACCGATTCGACCACATCGGCGACGACGAATCAGACCGTACAGTTCGGCGGTTCGCCGCGCGTCAGCGTGGTCCGCATCCCTCACGCGTACTACAAGCCGGATTTCGTCTGACCTGTAGCTCACCCTCCCTCCCTTTCCTCACGTCTCGACCCTGCAATTCCTACTAGGAGTTTCGCTTAATGGCCGCTCTCATTGGCTACGCCGCATGGCCGCTCACCGCCGTCAACAACACGACCCTCACCATGATCCAGCTTGTCGCGCCCACCAATCAGCGCCTCAAGGTGATCGCCTATGAGATCGGTTTCGACGGCACGAACAGCGCCAACACCCCCGCAGTCATCTCCATCGAACGCCAGACCAGCGGTACGTTCACCAACACCGCAGTCGCGCCGAAGAAGGTCAACGATCCGTCCGGTTCTCTTGAGACGCTCCAGGCGTCCAGCAAGAACACGCAGACGGTCGCCCCGACTTCCGGCGACCAACTCCACTACTTCACCGTTCCCGTCTTCGGCGGGTTGCTCATCTATCCCCTGCCTCCCGGCCAGGAAGACCTCATCTCCGGTGGCACGATCCTCGGCGTCAAGGTGACGACCACTTCCACCGTCAATTGCTACGGCGGCATTCGTTACGAAGAGTGATCGCTTTATGCCTCAACTCTTATTAGCGGACAGGCATAAAGATGGGTTACGACTACTCATACGGTAATCGTCGTCGTCGTATTCAGTTGCTCACAACGAGCCAACCGAGCACGACGACGAGTTCTCCCCTCCCCGCGCAGATGGTTGTCGGAACTATCCGGAAACCGTCCCCGTCGAGGGTGCGCAAGCCCATCATCGTCCGCACGCCGCTCGTCAACGGCACTCCGGGTTATCCGCCCGGCAGCGTGACGAGCAACGTATTCCCGCCAGTATTCATGGTGCGACAGACCTGGGACCACCGGGTCAGGCCGCATCCCGCGATCCAGATCCGCTCCGAGATCCAGGCGCTCCCGATCGATGGTGTGCCGAATGTGACCGTGGTCCGGTTCCAGAAGCCGAATCGCCGGATCACTCAGGTCGTCAAGCGACAGGGGCAGATCGAGGCGTTCCCGTATGACGGTACGCCCAACCGGATCGTCGTCCCGAACATCAAGAGACGGTCCAGCAGGTCGAGGCCGATCTTCACGAAGACGGTCGCCACCACGGGACTCGGGTTCGTTCCTCCGAACGACCCGGTGATCGCGAGCTACGTCCGCAAGCGACCGCCAGGCAAGACGCCGATCATTATCAAGGGGCAACCCCCCGCGACGATCATCAAGCCGTCCCCCCTGGTGATCGTAAAGAATATCGCCCTGCTCAGGCGTCTCGCCAAGCCCCGCGTCCCCGTCGTCTTCAAGCAGTCGACCCCGCGCAACAATCAGATCATCAAGCCCCTCGGATTGATCGTCCCGATCCCCGGACGCAAGAAGCCGTCGCGAAAAGCGATCGTCCAGTTCTCCCCGCAGCAGATCCCGGCAGTCGTCATCCCATCGTTCGATCCCGTCGTCGTCCCGGTGACGAATCGTCGCGTCCCGCGATCGGTCCCGATCACGGCGCAACGGCTCGGCGTCGACAACACGGTCCCGGTCCACGATCCGCTCTCCCGAATCTACGTCGTCCCCGCGCCAAGGTCCAGGCACTACGGGTCTTCTAAGTCTACCTCTACGACGCAATGGAACCTCCCAATCCTCGTGAAGATGAAGCTACAGGAGACGTCGAACAGCATCGAGCCGCCCTACGACATTATCGCGGCGTCCATCGCGTGGCTGAGGACGAATTCCCAGATCGTCGAGGCGTTCGGCGACTCGCCCGCGACGAAGGTCTACAAGTTCACGAGCGACCTGGAGCCACGGAGCACGGATGCGCCCTACGCGGTCTTCTACGAGCCCCAGGAAGTCGAATCCTTCGAGACGACGGACGGTTCCAAGATCACGTCCGAAATCGATGGCGTCTACCGGATCGACGTGTTTAGCGACGGCAAGCTGCTGACGCGTCAACTGTGCGATCTGGTCGGCCAGTCCCTCACGGACGCCAACCTCCAGTTTACCAGCGGGATCCTGATCTACATTCGCCGGTCGCAGAGGCAGTATCCCACCGTCGAAGTGCCGGGGACCGGAACCAACGCAACTCTGTTCAAACGAATGATCGAGTTTGAATATAAATTCGAGACATACTGATATAAGTGGAAAGGCACTCTAGCGATGGCTAGCGACCGCATCACAGGGAAACAGTCCTATTTCGTGATCAACGGGTTCACCGTGCCGATCACGAAGTACACGCCCAAGACGAACCGGAAACTGGCCGACATCACCGACAACGGCGATTACGACCTGAACACGGACCTCATGTACCCGACCCAGTTGCCGGTGAACGCCGTGACCGAGTGCTCGGTCGAGGGCAGATACCGGAAGTCGAGCACGCCCGCCGCGATCATCGCCCTGCTCTATTCCGGAGCTTATGCGATCTTCACCACCCTCGGGCTCGACGCCGGGACTCTCTACGGCACGGGCAATTTCGACATCTCCGATTTCCAGATCGACGTCCCGGTTGACGACACCGTGACGTTCACCTGCAACATCAAATCCAACGGGAAATTCACGCCCGCCTAACCATGAATAGCATCGCAGTCCTAACAGCGCAACCGAAGAAGTTCAGGGTCGGCGACAAGGAGTATGAACTCCATCCGCTGACGATCGAGGATCTCGGGAAGCTCCAGGCTTGGATCGACTCTCAGTTCCCGGACCCGTTCGATGTCGTCAAGAATGCTTTTGCGAAACATGATTACAATGTTGCGCAGCAGCAATTCATGATGCGTGTGGCTCTCGAACAGGCTTCCCGCCCGAAGCACCTGATCGGCAGTCCCGAAGCGGACGAGTTACTCATGTCGATGGAAGGGATCAGGCAATTCATCCTGGTCTCGATCCAGAAGGGCGACCCGGATTTCTCGCTTGAGAACCTCAACGAACTCGTCGCCAAGATGACGCCCGCCGACATTACCCAGGCGATGAACGTCACCGGGCTCGACATGGTTGTCACCGACCCAAAATCCGAGCCGCTGAACATAGTGCCGCCGACGAAGCCGAATGGTTCAGCGATGTCCCGAAGACAACGGCGCGCGGCGAAACAATCGACTGGTGGGGCATCTTCCACGACGGCTTCGCGAAAGCGCAAATGATGCCGTGGGACCTATCCAGGCTGACTATACATCAGTTTGTGTGCATGGGTAACGAGACCGTTCCGAACTCCGGGAAGCTCTCCAGCGAGGGAGACTTCCGGACCTACATCGAACAGCAAGCCAGGCTCGAAGCGGATTGGAACGCTAAGTAATGGTCAGCAGCGTACTCGCGAATGCCGTCATCAACATCGTCGGGAATGTGACCAACTGGGGTAGATTCCAGGCGTTGGTTCGCAACGATCTTTCCGGATTCCTCGTGTTCGCCAACAAGATCGGCGGGTCGTTCGCGTCGAACATCGTCTCGCCGCTGGCGGCGCTTGCCCGCTATCACCAGTACGCTTCAGGGACGGCGTTCACCCACGGTGCCACCGTTGGTGTTCTCTCCGTGGCTATCTCCGCGATGGGTGCCCTGTTCGCGAAAGCGGCAACCGCAGCGAGCCATTTCAATGAACAGCTTGCTCGTGCCGAGATGACGTTCGGGACGTTCGTCGACGGGGTAAGCGAAGCCGCAGACAGGATGGCTAATCGCTGGGGTACGGTGCGCGCCGAATTCGTCAAGGCTTCCGCGCAGATCGGCGACATCCTGACGGCTGGTGGGCTCACCGGGAAGACGGCCGCCGATGCCACTCTG